TTTTTTGTCTTTTCGGCAGGAGTTTCAATACCCCTGTCCTTGAAGTTTATTTCATCGTATTCAACTCTTGCGATGGCAGAACTTCTCATTCCCGCAAACATTCCCAACGCCATCAATCCGCATATTTCTGGGTCGTATTTTTCATTCGCCCTCAACAGCCTTTCCGCTTCCTCTACTGTTAAAATTCCAATTTCACCTCGGACAATTTTTTCCATCGGAAGCTTTATTGCGATATTTTTACTTATCCATTCGTTGCTTTCGAAGTAGGACCATGTAGCCCTTATTATATCCTTATAGTTTGATTTTGTCTGCCCCTTGTATGGTAGCTTATCAAGCCATTCAATAAGCTCTTTCCTCGTTATATGCTCAACAAACTGGTCTCCGAAAGTTTCGCAAAATACTTCAAGTATTCGCCTAACCCTCTTAACGTGGCTTTCGTCCCGCCCCTTGCTTCTCATAAATTTTATGTATTCATTGCAAGCGGCAAAAGTAGTTATCAGTTCCACCTCGCCTCTATGGTTTTGTTTCCAAAATAACCATAGGTCGCGGAAGCTAATATCTTCCCCCATAGCGGATTTGATTTGTGCGATGTCGCTGATTTCCTCCTTACTCAACCTGAACAAAGAGTGGAATGAATTCTCCTCCAAGAATGTGTGTGTTTTGAGGAAATTATCTCTTAATTCTTCCGTTTCAAAGAATCGGGAAAAGCGTTCACCATTTTCTCGCCAAGCCACTTTGAATGGCGACTTGCGACCTTCTTCGTATGATTTGTAAACCTTTGGCATAGTTCCTAAATTATAGTATAAAATTGTTGAAGATTCAAGATTATTGTTATTGTATCTGTATAATTATCATTCTGTTGGATAAGCAAACACGTCGGAAACACTTAATTCATTTCCGCTGAAAACTTCCGATCGGGAACGCGTGGATAGATACTCTTTTGCCGTTAAAGGAAAGTTGTTTTTTACAATGCCTTCGATGCAAGAGAAAGCTTTGCCGTCAAACCCGAAGAAATTCCTAAAATTGGAGTTCAACCTGCTTGTGTACCGCGGAAGATTCTTTTTGTCGTATCCCTTTAATTCCTTTTTCAATGCACAAGAGCAAATTACTTTCCACGCAAAACTGACGTCCATTGAGTCGTTGCTTTTGAACAATGATACGTCAGAATAGTGGACTCGTATTGAATGTTCCCCGAACTTTATTTTAACTTCAGATGGCGAAATTAAATCCATACTCAATAATTTGAGGGTTGGATTTTCTGGAACAGGAAGTTTTGTCCCGCGCCAAGAATAATACGCGTTTGAATTTTTACTCTTGCGCGAAGTATCAAGAAATGAAGCTAATTCCTTTTTGACAGACAAACCCTGTTCGGAAGATGACACCAATTCTCCGACTTCAATGCACCTTCCTCTGTGCTTTGATATAAGCATTTCAAGCGGAGAATCTATTTCTCCGAAAGTTATAACAATGGGTACGAATTCTCCGATAAGCGGCTTTATGTATTCTATAAAATTTCTGGAACTAAAACGGAAAAATACCCGATAGTGTTCAGACAAAATAACATTACCCAGAAAAAAGCCGTCGCAACCATATCCCAATGCTGATACACTTGAAGAAATCCCTAATATCTTTGCTACATTTTGGGCGAAATTCTTAAAGTTTAATGTTAGGATTTTTGCTTGTGCCGAAGCCATTTCATAACACCCGCCTAAGTCTCCAATCGCAATATATCCATTTTCACAGCGCGAGACTTTGTAATTCTCGTGCCTTATGTAGAATTCGCTTACGGAAGAATTGTTTGCGTCATAGTTGAGTATTCCCGAACCCACGAAAGAGCGTCTGGTATTCTCTCCTAATAAGACATCCCAGATATAGCTACAATACGGGAAGTGGCGTTCCCGACGGAACCAAGAAATCAAGTTTTTCATTCGACGTATCCCTCGACAATCCTTTGGATTTGAAAAATTTTTCGACAAGCTCCTCATCACACCCAAGTTGAAACCTCGCCTTGAATGGACTGGAAATTTTCACACGATATGCTTTTGAAGAATCCGCAAATACGAATTCAAATACTGCTGATAATATTTCAGTATCTGGGTTTTCCATAGCCTCAAACAGAGGGAATGCCACATTCCCTGTATGGGTTGTTTTGCACATAGATACGTCCATTTGGGTAAAGCTTACAATGCTCACAGATTTGATTTCGTCGGACAATTCACCCAACGTGAGGATATCGTAAGATTTCAAAGCGTTGAGATTGTATTTCCCGTTTATTACATACATTACTCCATCGCCCAATATATCGGCGAACAAGCTATTATATATCTGGCACAACTTTTTATTGGCGTACCTCACATAAATTGAAAGTTCTCCTGTTTTAGTATCCAGACGCAAAATGTCCATCAGTTGTGGGTTGCATCGCAATATTTCTTCTTTGTCTTCCGAATTTACGACGAGCATTTGTTTAGACGCCAAGCTATGGAATACACAATAATAGGTATATTTACCCACATTATGTGCGTGAATTTCCGCAAACCGCCTTGAAGTCGTTTGTTTGAAATAATCCGACAAGCGCAATCTCATTGTTTCGATTTGCGATTCGCCAAGAGATGGGGTTTCCCGTAGCTTTGTAGGTCTAAAATTGATATAGCAATGTTCTTCTTGCGCCAATCTGCAAGAAACTACTATCTGGCAATTTTTTTGCGTTGTGTCCGTTAATATTAGTCGGGACGCCAAAGTATAAACATCTTCATTCTCGCCGACCTCCTGCCCTAAGAGCTTTAGCCTTTCGGCAATTATCTCTCGCAATTCAGGGCGGGCAATCGAGTGAAAATAATACAATTTATCCCCTAATTGGTCAGGACAATTTTCACAAAGAAATTTAGCCAACTTGGAATAGTTTGGCTTATTGCCTTTAAAGAAATCCGATTCTAAAATTCCAAGCTTGTAAACTTCTTCTTTTATTGAAACGAACGAAGATTCGTTTTCTACACAGTCGAGCTTACGCAATAGCGATGATGTAATAAAAGACTTTAATGTAGCCATCTTTCATAAGACCTTTCAGTTAATTTTGTAATGTAGGTGGCACGAGACCGTGCGTTGTTCTGCTTCGTTGTACTGAATATACCTCGGAACGAAAAAGGAGGTGGTCCTTGCGCCTCGCAGCGCACACACTCTAATCGGCTGAAAAATGTCCGACAGAGTGGGCAAAGGGTTTCCCCGATTGCCGACATAATCCAAAGAGTTAAAGATTATCTCTTTCGATGCTCATATAAAATCTCTATTGGCTTCCCAAAATCAAGAAGATTTTTTAAATCATTCATAACTAACTATCGCATCGCAAGTTATTGTAAAACTATTTTCCCATTCCGCTAAAATAGGGAGATTCCTTTGAAATAGGACACGTTTTCAGGTTAGATTTGCCATTTTCAACAAGTATCGTTTTCGCAATAAGCTTATAGTTAATATATTAACAATAGGACACAAAGGCAAATAGGACTGTCCTATCCCAATTGGTGCGACTGCGGTTCAACGACAAAAACTTGAACTCCGTGTTTCACCCAAAATTTTAACTCCGCCAGTCGCTAAGGGGAAATGCTCCGCAAGAAATGGAAGCTAACAGCGACATCAACTTAACCGAAAGGGTTGAGAGACTCGAATGCATCATTCGGACGCAAAACGACCTCATCATTCAGTTGATAGAGCGAATTGGAGATACATTTGCAAAACAGGCATTTACGGTTGACGAGCTTACAACTCGTTGGGGCTATGAAAAAAGTAGCGTCTATAAAATCATAAATGAGCACGGATTAACCTTGTTAAGAGGGGCAAATGGCAAACCAAGAAAGCCAATCGCTGTATTGAGAGCGTCCGTTTTGGATTACGAGAATGGCAGAACGCTACAACCCAAACCAAAGCGCAAAACTAAGCCTGTTGTAAGTTGGGCGGAAAGACCTTGCTTGCCAAAGCCTACAATCTCAAAAATTCCTTCTTTTTGCGGCAAAGGGGTTCGACTTGGAGACCTCTAAATGCAAATCAATTCAGGAAAACTCTCGCGCACTCAAAAGTGCGTAATTTACGGTTGCGAAGGTGTAGGTAAGAGCACATTCGCCTCAAAATTCCCAAAGCCATTGTTTATGGATTTGGAAGGCGGCACGGCGCACTTGGACGTCAATAGAGCAGAAGTCGCCTCTTGGGAAAATATCATATCAACAATAGACGAGCTTATCGAGAATTCTCAAGGATTCCAGACGCTCGTTATAGATACCGCAGACTGGGCGGAGCGTATGTGCTCGGCTTACCTGTGCAAGAAGTACAAAAAGACCGGCATCGAAGACTTCGGATACGGTAAAGGCTACCAGTATCTCGCAGAGGAATTCGCGGGCATGCTTGCCAAGCTTACCGAGCTTCAGAATAGCGGAATGCACATTGTAGTTCTTGCGCACTCGACAATCCGCAAGCTCGAATTGCCAGAGGAAAACGGCACATACGACCATTACGAACTGAAATGCTCGAAGACCGTATCCCCTCTCATCAAGGAATGGTCCGACGGGCTGTTGTTCGCCAACTACCGCACATACATTCAGGCGAGTGCAAACGGCAAAGGCAAGGCTGTAGGCGGCAAAGAGCGTGTCCTCTACACCGAACATACAGCGTTCTGCGACGCAAAAAACCGTTGGGGATTGACTGGCGTTCTGCCGCTCACTTTTGAAAGCGTGAAATCGGTATTCGTCGGTTCAAAAGTTCCCAACACTTCAAAAATATCAAACGAAGAAGATGTCGCCGATTTGGGCGATGCCGAAATTGCCGACCCTAAGAAAGCCGATCTGACTCTGCTTGAAACGGCAATGGAGTTTTCGGCGGTGTCCCCCGACGAGTTGAACTCATACCTGCGAGGAAACAATCCTAAAGGCAAAAAGTTCATATCCGACTCGCAGACCTATAAAGACCTTGAGCCGTCCGTTCTCGCAAAAATAGCAGATGAAAAGAACTGGGCGAAAGTTGAAGCCTGCATATCGGAAAGGAGGGCTAAGTAATGAATACCTCCGACAATGAAAGATTGGATTGGAATTCCGAAACTTCAGCAGAGGCAAAGGAATTCGTCCTTCTCCCCGAAAACACGATTGTTGGCTTCACCGTTGTAGGCTTTGAGCGAGCGACAACTTCCAAGGGCTACAATATGGCGAAACTCACGCTTAAGTGCCAAACAGCCGACGGATTGGAAACGACCCTTCATGAAAACCTTGTCCTGCTTCGCTCCTGCGAATGGAGAATAAACCAGTTCCTCACCTGCGTCGGGCTTCGCAAACACGGCGAACGTTCCGTGCCCAAATGGAACTTGGTAAACGGCAGCCACGGCAAGGCAAGGCTTGGCGTTGAATCTTGGCAAGGCAAGGACGGTAAAACTTACAGCGGCAACGTCATAAAGTCCTACCTCGAACCCGAGGAGTCCGCAGATACGGACGACGACGAGGATATTTTCTAATGGAGGTGCGGTATGGACATCGTATTCAATATTGAAACCGCAGGACTTCCCAAAGATGAAATCCTCCACCTCATGCCCGAGTTCACAGCTCCGAGCAATTATAAAGACGAGGCGAAAATACAAACGTGGAAAGCGAGAAAGCAGGAAGAATGGTTCTTGGACGCTTCGAGTTCGGCTCTGTCTGGCAAAATTCTTGCGATAGCAATACAAGAGCCTTTCAAGAATGCATCATTCTTTGCCGACGAGAACGAAAAAAATCTCCTGCAAGCTTTCTGGGAGTACTATCGCAACCATTGCACTTGCCGCTTTGTGGGCTTCGGGTGCAACTCGTTTGCAATACCGTTCCTTGTAAGACGCTCGTGGGTCAAGCGTGTTACCGTTCCGAATATCTTTAGAGGAAGATTTCTAAACGGCAATTTTACAGACCTTATGCAGGTTTGGGGTTGCGGAACATCGGAGCGGACGACTCTTGCGAACTTGGCAAAATTCTTCGGGCTAAAATACGAACCTCTCGAAACTCCATTTGAAGCGATGTGGATCGTAAATCGCGAAAGCGCATTGAAGACGATGGAGCGCGATGTTTTAGCCATTCGCTACATCGGAGAAGTTATGGGCGTTGTCGCCGAGGAGGATTTCCAATGGGAATAGTCATCGGAATAGACTCTGGGGCGAACGGTGGTGTATGTGTTTTGTATCCCGATAAGGCGGCATTTGCCGCCCCAATCGGGAGCATAACCGAGCTTCGCGACATTCTTGAAATCGCCAAAAAATACGCTGAGACGAAATCTCATACTCTCGATTGTTTCGTCGAGGAAGTTACGGGCTACATAGGCGGAAAGCCGCAACCCGCAAGCCGTTCTTTCGTCTTGGGCAAGTCATACGGCTCAATTCTTGGGCTTCTTGTCGGCTTGGGAATTCCATTACGCACTGTTCGACCGCAGAAATGGCAGACTGGGCTTTCTGGAGTTCGCGGGATTGAATATACCGCCCGCAAACGCAGGTTAAAGGAAATCGCCGCAGAGCGGTATCCGCAGTTGAAACCTACTCTAAAGACAGCCGACGCAATTCTCATCGCCGACTATGGGAAAGGAGCGAGCCATGGAGCTTAGACCTTACCAACAAAAGGCTGTGGAAGCGGTGTTCAAGTCTTGGGAGGAATTCGACAAAACATTGCTCGTGCTTCCTACTGGGTGCGGGAAAACCGTATGCTTTGCGAAAGTGGCGGAGCGTGCGTTAAAGGACGGGGGCAATGCCCTCGTTCTCGCCCACCGCGACGAGCTTCTAACCCAAGCCCGCGACAAAATCGCCGCCGCTACTGGGCTTTCCTGCGCTTTCGAGAAAGCGGGAGAATCTGCTATCGACAGCATTTTTCCCATAACTTGCGCTTCCGTACAAACTCTAATGCGCGACAGCAGGCTTCGGAGATTTTCGCCCGACCATTACGGGACAATCATTGTTGACGAGGCGCACCACGCCCTGAGCGATTCGTATCAAAATATCCTGAATTACTTTTCTTCAGCAAAGGTGCTTGGCGTAACAGCCACGCCAGACCGTGGAGACAAGCAAAACCTCGGAAAGTATTTTGAGGACATCGCCTACGAATACTCCATCAGGGACGCCATTAACGAGGGATACCTCTCGAAAATCCTCGTGCAGACAATACCGCTTAAAATATCGCTAAAAGGCGTAAAAACTACGGCGGGCGACTATTCGGCGGACGATTTAGGCTCTGCCATAGACCCATACCTCGAAGAAATCGCCAAGCATATTCCAAGAGACCGAAAGACGCTAATCTTTCTGCCCTTGATTGCGACGTCGGCTCGAATGGCGCAAATCCTAAAATCGCTTGGGCACAAAGCGGAGCATATCGCGGGTGTGTCGTCGGAGCGCAAGGAGATACTCGAACGCTTCCATAACGGCGAAACTACGGTGCTTTGCAATTCAATGTTGCTGACCGAGGGATACGACGAGCCGAGCGTCGATTGTGTCGTCTGCCTAAGACCTACAAAAATCCGCTCGCTCTATGCCCAAATCATAGGCAGAGGAACGAGGATTTGCGAGGGCAAGAAAAACCTACTCGTTCTGGATTTCCTATGGCAGTCTGAACAGCACAGCCTTTGCCACCCTGCAAGCCTTATTGCCGACAAATCGGACGTAGCCGAGCAGATGACAAAGATAGCCGAAAACGGAGCCTTATTCGACCTGAACGAGCTTGAGCAGGAAGCTGAAAACACAGCAAGAGAAGAGCGCGAAAAGTCCTTAGCCGACGCTATAAGGGCAAATTCCCAAAAGAAGAGCAAACTCATAGACCCTATGGAATTCGCGCTTTTTACCCACGACGACGCTCTTCAAAGCTATTCGCCCGCCTTCAAATGGGAGCGTGAAGCACCGACTCAAAAACAGTTGGATACGCTTCAGCGTATGCAGTTCAACACATCCGCGATACACAGCAAGGGATTTGCGTCCCTGCTTTTAGGAAACGCCATAAGCCGCAGATCGCGCAATCTGGCAACACCAAAACAAATAAAAATTCTAAACCGCTTCGGCTACAAAAACGCTGCCGAATACGGATTCGATTTCGCAACAAAACTAATAACAGACCTCGCAAATAACGGTTGGAGGAGAAAATAATGGAAAGAAATATCAATGAAATTTTAGCACACTTAACGCAGTCCCAAGTTGACGATTACGACACTTGGCTGAGAGTCGGAATGGCCTTGCACGCCGACGGGCAATCCTGCTCGGTATGGGACGAATGGAGCAAACGCTCTCCTAAATACCAAGACGGGGCTTGCGAGCGGCATTGGAAGACATTCGGAAACTATTCGGGAACAAACGTCGGGATAGGTTCAATCGTACAAATGGCGAAAGACAACGGCTACAAGCCCGTAGAGAGCCTTTCGTGGGCTGACCCCATCGGATACTCGGAAAAGCCCGAAAACGACCTAAAAGCCCCGAATTTGGAGTTGAAGGAGTATCTGTCGGCTCTTTTCAAATCTGGCGACATCGTAAATTTTGTCGTAAGCTCGTTTGAAAAGGACGGAAAGTTTCTTCCCTATGGGAAAGGTGTAAACAAGCCTTTCGATGACCTTATAAAGGCTTGTGATACTTATGACGACTTGGGCTTTATTCTCGGCGATTGGAACAAAAAAGCGGGAGCTTGGGCGCGAATCAACCCGATGTCGGGTGAAGGTTGCAAGAATTCCGACGTTGTTGAGTTCAGGCACTGCTTGATTGAGTCTGACACCCTGCCCAAAGAGGAACAGTTGAGAAAAATTAGGGAGCTGAATCTTCCCTGCTCGGCTATTGTCGATTCTGGCGGCAAATCAATTCATGCCATAGTAAAAATCGAAGCTGGCAATGACGAAAAACTCTACCGAGAAAGAGTCTCCAAGCTTCACGAGTTCTTGGCAAAAAACGGCTTCCCAGTCGATAAGGCGTGCAAAAATCCGAGCCGCCTTTCAAGGATAGCCGCCGTAACAAGAAACGGCAAGCGGCAAAGGTTAATCGCCACCAATACAGGCATGCCGTCCTACCAAAAATGGCAGGATAATTGCGATATTGGCAATGTGCTTTCAAACACGATCGACGACTTTTGGAACGCAAACGCCAACGATATGTCGGACTGCTTATTGGGGTTTCGCTTCTTGTGCACACAATGCCCTTGGCTGATCGTGGCTGCTTCTGGTGTTGGGAAATCCGTTCTGGCTATGCAGATGTCCATTCTCTTTGCTACAGGCAGAGACCTGTGGAAATTGGAACCCCACAAGCCGAGAAAGGTTATTCTTATACAGGCGGAAAATAACTTTCTCGACCTCGTGGAACCCGCCCAGTCAATCACACGCATATTGAACCTGTCTGAACAAGAAAAGGCTGATTTACGCAAGAATTTCCGTGTCGTATCCGACGATACACATTCTGGAGAGGGATTTGTGCGGTTGCTCGAAAACATCTGCGAAAGATACAAGCCTGAAATCGTCATAGTTGACCCTCTAATGGCTTATATCGGCGGGGATATTTCCAAGCAGGAAGTATGCACAAAATTCTTCCGAAATGGCATAAACCCAATAATCCACAAACACAATGTCGGCTTGATTGTCCTGCACCACACAGGCAAGCAAAAAGCCAAGGATTTAAAGCAATTCGAGGCGAATACCGACTTGGAATACCTCGGAATTGGCTCGTCCGACATCACGAACTGGGCGCGTGCGGTGTCAATTATCATGCCGTCCCGCCACGATAAGAACATCTACGAGTTTAAGCACGTCAAGCGCGGAAGGCGCACAGGCTCCGATCCTGTAATCTACCTGAAGCAAGGTTCAGACCATAAGGACATCTTCTGGTATATCGCCGAAAAGCCCGCCAAGGTCGTAAGGACCCAAAAAGGAGACGGCAAATACAATCCCAACACAAACCCCATTTATGAAAAATTAGGGTTGGAACAGATGTCGCCTATTTCAAAGACGAAACTCTTTGAACACATCAAAAACAAGCTGGCAAGTTTGGGCGAGCCTTGCGCAGATTCTGACGTTCAAAGAATCTTCAACAATACCAAAAAGACCTATATGGTATTTGACGAAGTATCCAAACTTTGGAGAGGCAGATTATATATCCCAGAAACCGCTTTTAATAAGCCTACCGAGGGAGGTGCGCTATGATTTGGGGAAACTGTGAAATTAGCGCAATTTCGTTTCTCCGTTTCTCTGGGGAAACGGGGAAGCGGGGAAACGGGGAATATTATTTTCCCTATCGCACCGTTAGTGGGGAAACGGGGAAACAGGGAGAGTATATATACCGTAGGTATA